ACCTGTGCCTGCTGGTCCTATTGCAAATGTTATTCTAGTATTGTAGTCTGCTAGCTGTGTAACGTATTCTTCCTGTGCTGTATTCTTAGGAATAATAGTTACTTGCTTAGATCTTTTATACTTTAGCGCATCATCTCTAGCTTCGCTAAGATTGATTACTTGCTGCTGTTGTTTGCCATAGTTTGCTCTTTTTGGTTTTGCCAAAGGTAACCTCCTGTTGTCATCTTTATTAGATGTCCCGGAACGATTATCGTGGTCGTTCTTATTCGGCCTAGATTTCTTTCCAGGGAATTTATATATGTTATCGGTTGGAGTTTGTGTTTTCATTGCAAAAGTATTTAGCATTGTGAGAAACATTTAGGTTATTAATAAGGCGTTATTGTTGCATTTCATTAATTTATAAATAATTAACAAAATTAGATAAATATGTTATATATTGTGAGGAAACCGTAATGCCCCAGGGTTTAGAAAATATTAAAAAAACGCTTGCACGAATTACAAGAGGAGATTCAGTATTGGAACTCTTGATGGAATTTGAGCGTACTATTGACGAGACTGGTTTATTTTACTACAAGAATTGGATTGCAGGCGAGTTAGTAGACGGTCCGCACATTTCTAAGTATTGGTTTAAAACTTCGTGGATGTATCCGTATAAGCTAATGCCCGATCCAGACGGTGCCCTTCGTTTAGAAAAGATAGGTTGTAAAGTGCATTACTCTAAAGACATATTAAATCAACCTCGGCGTGTACTATCACCGAAAGACTGGAGTGACCAAAAAACTAAAGCAGCAATCATAGACGAGCTACCGATATGGATAGTCACTATCGATATGCCGACTAAGTATGTCGTAGGGCACCTCGATGCATTGCATGATTATTTAGACGACGAATTCGACACTTCTGGTGAAGAAGTCGCCGACGAGATAAACAACGAGATGGCACCTGAGGAAGGTATGGGGGATACAGACGAGTTCGAGGGATCGATGTAATGAAAGGAGAACTTAACGGTACTATTCGTTCCTTAATCTCAGTTGACGAGTTCGACCCTAAACTGGGCGACACTTTAGCAGTTATTGTAGTTGGTTTCTATTTTTACGACGATGAGCCTGCGCAAGATTTAAACACGTTTATACAACGTGGCTCGTTTAATATCTTAGATGCTGAAGTTAGTCCTAACCCAGATGAGAACGGTGAATACTTAGTATTTGTCGAATTCGAAAGAACCTTAGAATTTCAAAAGATGTTTTTTAAATTTATACAAGATATAGAGAATATAACAGGAAAACAAGATTGGATGGTTAAGCCTTACTTACTCGACCATGCCATATCTTTATATGATCCAGACTTGTTTAATTACATAATCGTCGAACCAACCCAATATGTACCTAAGGACGAATTTAAGATAGATATAAAGATTGAAGAAAGTTTAAAAAATTCCGATATATCTGGCTTGACTACCGACAGAGACTATGTTATAATTACGGACAATAACAGCAGACTAGCAGCAAGAGTTATAGACTTTGGAACATTCGACCGTATGTCGGCAATGCACTGTTTAAGCGAATCTGCCATCAAAATGTCATCTAACATAGAAATAGTTACGTTAGCTTCTATGCTAGGTAAAGGATGGAGCGTACACGACTTAGGAAAAATGGTAGCACTTGAAAATCAAAATAACGAAATTTTACTCGTGGATGATATACACTTTAAATATGGCATATAACACATGAGTAGCAAAGACTTAGTAAAACTAAAGTGTACTATCATAGATGCTTTTCCTGGCGCTAAATTTAAGGCCGTAGTAATAGAAAATGGTCACACGATTAATTGCATAATTAGCGGGCGTATTCGAAAGAACAACATTGCAATTTTAAAAGGCGATGATGTAGACGTCGAAGTTAGCCCATACGATCTATCCTTAGGAAGAATAGTGTACCGATACTGATGAAAAATTATCATGCTATACTTGGTGTAACACGCCAGGCCACTGATGAAGAAATCAAAAAATCTTATCGTAAATTAGCGATGCAGTTTCACCCAGATCGGAATAAAGATGCCGGTGCTGAAGATAAGTTTAAAGAAATTACCGAAGCGTATGAGGTACTATCTGATAAAGATAAGCGCGAAGCATACGAAAATCCACCCAAGAACGACGGCTGGCAACGCCACGAGTTTACAGATTTTGATAGAGCTGGTGAGTTCGCTGATTTGTTCAGACAATTTAATGCTCGACAAGAAGAGCAGAGATCTCGACGCCAATCATACACTGCAACTATTAGTCTAGAGCAAGCGTATACCGGCTGCACAATTAGTGTCGGTACTAATCCTGTTAGGATACCTGCAGGTATTAGATCTGGCAATCGTATGTATATCAACGGTGCGTTGGTTGCTGTTGAGGTTACGCCACATCCTAAATTTAAAAGATCTAATGATGATCTTTTATTAGAAGTTACAATCAATGCGTTCGAAGCTATGCTAGGTGTAGAAGTAGAAGTTAAGCACATAAACGGAAACAAACTGAAATTTAAATTCCAACCAGGAACTCAAGTCGGTCAAGTTATTAAACTAGCCGGCAAGGGCATGCCCAATCCAGAAGTAAACCGACACGGTGACTTGCTAGTAAAATGTAATGTCACTATCCCTAAACTATCCGACAGCGCACGTGAAGCTCTTGCAGCAAACTATGCTAGTCGTAAAATCATCGAACTATAAGGAATTATATGTCAAATAATAAGCGAATCGAGAAAATGATTGATCGGGCAGTATTCTACGCGACCGATAACCATCACGAGTACGTTACCATTGAACACTTACTGTGGTCATTGCTGCACGAAAAAGAAGTTTGCAATTTACTTCTTAGCATCGGGTCACAGCCTACTAAAATTAAAAACGATTGCACAAACTTCCTAAGTGATCCGTCGCACGAATTACCGGAAGCATTGCGTAACAGTCAAGAACCTCGCCGTACTAACGCCCTAAGCAGGGTATTTCAGCGAGCATTGACGCAACTCGTGTTTAGCGGTCGTAACGAACTCACAGTAGAAGCAGTTTTACTTTCTATCTTAAGTGAAGAAAAAAGTCATGCTGCTTTCTTTCTCGGCAAACACGGTGTTACTCGCGAAAAGATTATTAATCAGCTTCGTGCCGATGGCGAAGGTCAGGTCGGTGGTGCCGAAGGTAGCCCCTTAGAACGTTTCTGTCGTAATCTTAATAAAGATAGCGAAGACGGTCACATTGATCCGGTGGTCGGCCGAGAAACAGAAGTAGCCGATACTATCGAGATTCTTGCAAAGCGCAAGAAGAACAACGTAATCTATGTCGGTGAACCGGGCGTAGGTAAGACTGCTGTGGCCGAAGGTATTGCTAAGATGATCGTAGACGGTGCGGTGCCGGAAGCAATTAAGGGCAAAACTGTGTATAGCCTCGACATCGGCACAATGCTAGCCGGTACGAAGTTCCGTGGTGACTTCGAAGAGCGACTCAAAGGTGTACTCGATGAAATTGAAGCCAAAGGAAATGTGATTTTGTTCATTGACGAGATTCATATGATCATGGGCGCAGGCTCTACTAGCGGTAATACAATGGATGCAAGTAACATGCTTAAGCCGTTGTTAGCTAAGGGTAAACTAATGTGCATCGGTGCAACTACTTACGACGAGTATGCTGAACATATCGAAAAAGACAAGGCGTTGATGCGCCGCTTTACGAAGTACGACATTAAAGAACCCAGTATTGAAGATAGTAAGCGTGTTCTTGCAGGCTTGGAAAAGTATTACGTGGACTTCCACAAAGTGCAGTATGCTGAAGGCACACTCGATCTTTGCGTAGACCTTAGCGCACGTTACATTCATAACAAGTTCTTGCCAGACAAAGCAATCGATATTATGGACTCTGCTGGCGCCAAAGCTAAATTGGAAGAAATGGCAGTTGTTGACGCTGACTTGATTCTTGCCACTGTTGCTAAACTTGCTAAGATTCCGTTGAGCATGATTAGCTTGAAGGAAGTAGAAGTAGTACAGAACCTCGAAGCCAAGCTGAAGAACAAGGTATTCGGACAAGACAAAGCAGTTGACATCATTGTCGATGCTGTTGAAGTTGCTAAGTCCGGTCTCCGTGAGCCAGGCAAACCAATTGCCAACTTACTATTTGTTGGTCCAACCGGTACTGGTAAGACTTTCTTGTGTAAGCAACTGGCAGCAGCACTTAGCTCCAAACTTGTACGCTTCGATATGTCCGAGTATCAAGAGAAGCATAGCGTATCGCGTTTAATCGGTGCGCCTCCGGGATATGTTGGGCACGGCGAAGGTAAGATGGGCGATGGTCAGCTGATTAGTGAGATCGAAGAGAACCCTAACTGCATCCTGCTACTCGATGAAATCGAAAAGGCTGCTCCGGAAGTTGCACAAGTAATGCTGCAAGTAATGGACGACGGTCGCTTAACTTCGAGCAAAGGTAAAACTGTTAGCTTTGAAAACGTTGTAATTGTAATGACCTCTAACCTAGGTGCTGCTGATGCAGAGAAGCGTGGTATTGGCTTCCAGGCACAGACATTTAACAGCGATGCGATTGCAGACAACGTTAAGAAGTTCTTTCCGCCAGAGTTCCGAAATCGTTTAGATGCTGTAGTACAATTTAATTCACTAACTATGGACGAGATGTTTTATATAGTTGACGCAGAAATTGACAAAGTTAACGAGCAACTATCTTCTAAGTCCGTTGCCGTGACATTAACAAATGCTGCACGCGAATGGTTGGCTAAAAATGGATACGATCCGCAAATGGGTGCGCGTCCATTGGGACGCCTAATTCAAGACAAGATTAAGAAGCCTCTTAGTAAAAAAATACTATACGGCGATCTTAACGGCGGTGGGAGGGCTACAGTTAACGTAGCCGACGACGACATCGTAATCGAAACACCCGTTGTAGCTGCGATAATGTAATCTAACTTGCAAACAAAAAACCCGCCTAGTGCGGGTTTTTTAATGGCTGTAAAACTCGGGCAAGTATGATAAATAATACAAAAGATCTTTGGAGATTGTAATATAAATGGTTATTTATAAAACCACAAATACAGTAAATAACAAATGGTATATCGGGAAGGACGAAAAGAATAATCCTGATTATCTCGGTAGCGGCACATTACTAAGACGCGCAATAGCAAAATACGGTAAAGAATCGTTTAAAAAAGAAATATTAGCAGAAGCAAGTACTAAAGAAGAACTTGCTGAATTAGAAAGAATAATAATAGCCGAGCATAACGCTGTTGAAGATAAAATGGCATATAACATTGCTGCTGGTGGCCGAGGTGGCAATACTATTGCAGGATTTTCAGAAGAAGAAAGGGAAGAATTTTGTAGGAAAATTAAGGTCAGGATGAAAATCAGGTCTGATGAGGCAAAAGTACGAAGGGCAGAACGAAAAGCAGCAAAGCCCCCATTTCGACATCCTCCTCGATCTGAAGAATGTCGAAGGAAAATTTCCGAGGCACAACTAGGCAGTAAGCGTAGTGAAGAAGTTAAATTGCAAATGAGTAAATCGAGAACGGGTATAAAACGTAGCCAAAAATTCTGTGAAACACAAAGCAGGATAAGAAAAGGGAAACCCATACCGAAACTATTAAAGACTTATAAATTAACATCTGTGTGCAACCAGATTGAAATTATAACTAACAACTTAAAAGAAACATGCAATGAACTAGGACTATCGTATCAAGGCATGTTCGACCAGGCCCGCATATCGCGTCCTCATAAGGGGTGGACAATGGAGAAAATATCTTGAGCACCAGAAGCAGTATACTCATGCTAACGAATACAGGAAACGACTTTAACAAAGTTGGTGTGCCGATCAAAGGCGACAGCTACTACGGCTATACAGACGGTATGCACACAGTCCAG